ATCCTCGATACGTGGCAACGGAAAAATCGATCTTCTTAATATAGATTACTAGCACTTAAAATGGATCTACAAGCGTTAAATTCTCCTCTCCCTAAGCCTTGGCTTAATCCCCAAGTAAATACTATTACGTGGGCTACATCCGTAGGACCATTACCCGCTACTAACTCACTTACACTCACAGAAGTGGTTTCGGTGCCTAATCCGGCCGTAGGAAAGAGCGTTCTCTTCGCAGATTTAAATGGCGATTTGAAATCGACGGATGCTCTGGGAAATACAGTGGGTTACATTGAAGATGATGGAAGTGTTCCCATGGCTGCAGATTTAGATCTGGGAACTAATTCTCTCATTGACACTACCTCGGTAGTCCTTATTGATTCGGCTGGTGTACCCAATCCTGTTCCAGGGATGCATACCGTTTATAGTAACGCCGCAGGACATGTATCCGTAGCGGATAATTTAGGGAATACTCCTGTTCTCCTTCAAGATGATGGTAAAGTTCCCATGGCTGCAGATTTAGATTTCGCGGCCTTCTCTCCTGTCAATGTGTTTGACATTAAGGTAGATGCTTCAGCCAATGGAAATGCCTATTACGGAACTACACTCATTAATCCAGGAACTAATGGCGTGGTACTTGGTTCTACCATTGATAATAATGGTGGTAATAACAATGTTATTCTCGGTGACACTATTAGTAATGGTGGTGCAGGAGGCTCAGATAACGTTCTTCAGGGGCATACTATTTCCTGTGCAGGAGGTTCTGACAACGTTATGCTTGGTCATAATATTTCTACTGACGGCTTTGAGAACGTTCTCATTGGTAAGAACATTACAGCTGCTCCAGGATCCAACGATTTATGTATGATTGGAAAGGGAAATATTTGCACTGTAGATGGGTGTATGTTGTATGGTAGAGACCAACAAGGAGATAACAATTCTATGTTATTCGGCTATCAGAACATAGCTACAGATGAAAGTATCCAGATGGGTCATGGAAATACTTCTAGCGCTAGTGGAGCCCATATTCTAGGTAATGGTGGTACTAATGCTACTCCTAACTCTTTATTACTGGCCGATGGAACTCCAGGATTTGGTCTTGTTAATGTTAGTTCTGGAAGAGTGGGCTGCGATATTGGAACCCAAGCCATTCCATTCCAAGATCCTTACTTCAATGGATTTGGAGGTCAAGGTGTAAGTAGACCTGTGGCTACACAATGGACTCCAGTTACAGTGGGTAATTCAGGAATGGAATTAACTCTCCTCTCTGGAAGTGTCTCGGGCTCCCTCACTATTCCTGCTCTTTCTATGACGACCGGCACCATGTATGTAGCCACAGTCTCAGGAGTTATTACATCCACTGGTGCGGATAGTCCTACATTTAGATTGTATTTGGGAGGCGTTCTTCAGGGAACCTTCGCATACTTGTTTACAGCGCCTGAAGTGGGTGTCGTCTTCAACTTAATTCTTAAGTTTATGTGTACTTCCATTGGTGGAGGTGGAGCTGGCCGCACAATTATGTCCCTAGACGGACCCTTCTCTGGGGATGGAAGCTCCTCTACAGGAGTAGTTGATACCACCATTGCAGAACTAATTGATATTACCGCTCAATGGGGTGCCGCTAATATTGCTTCCACTATGACAGCACAGATCGTCTCCATTGTGCGATGCTAAGTGAGAATACTTTTATTATTATGTAAATAATAAAATGACTAAAGAGAAGAACAATCTACAGACTATGGTCGAGAATTCCAAAATAGAGGAGACTAAATCAAAGAGACAGAAGCGTTATTATGTAGCTGGAGCTTCAGGTGTAGGCATCTCAATGAAACCTCCTGATGTTTTCGTTAGGAGATCTCAACCCATTCCTATACCTACGCCCATCAATAACAATGAAGAATTGATAGAATGGCCACCGGATAGAAATTAATCTTCCCTGAATGAAATTGTTAATAGAGTTATTAGCAATACAAATGGATTTGCAAGCTTGGAACTCACCGGGTCCTAAACCCTATTTAAACCCTCAAGTGAATACTCTCACTGCAGTAACCGTAACTGCAGCTAATTTTATAGGTCCAGCCATTACTTCTAGCGCTATAACACTAACTGAAGTAGGAAACGTACCCAACCCAAACCCAGGAGATAGCACTCTTTTCGTGGATCTTTCAGGCGATTTGAAGACAACGGATTCTCTAGGCAATGTTACTTCCTATCTCGAAGCCGATGGTTCCATTCCTATGACCGGAGATTTCGATCTTAACAATAATAATTTACTTAATGTGACTGCCATAGACGGAGTTACATTTACAGAAGTAGTGAAGCAAGCGGGAGCCATTGTTCCTGGAAATCTAGCTTCCTTCGTTTCAGCTAATGAAATTAAGGATTCGGGTCTTGTTTCAACCGAAGTGGTAGAACAGAAAGGAGTCGTAGTGGCAGGAAATCTAGCTTCCTTCATTTCGGCTACCGAGATTACAGATTCTAGCATTGTAGTGGCCGATGTAGTAGAACAGAAAGGAGCTGTAGTAGTAGGAAATCTGGCTTCCTTCGTCTCACCTCAGGAGATTCAAGATAGCGGAGTAGATCCCACCGAAGTGGTAGAACAGAAAGGAGTTGTAGTGGCAGGAAATCTAGCTTCATTTGTTAGTGCTACCGAAATTAAGGATTCTAGCGTTGTTTCCACTAATCTGGTGCAGAATACTTCTACTGCAGTGTCGGGGAATATAGCTATCTTCTCTGGAGGAACGGGAAAATTAATTACGGATTCTAACACCAGTATTGCTAGTCTCACTGCTAGGGCTCTTTATAGTCTTAGTGCTCCTCTAAATTCTCCCGTTAACACGTTGCTTGAAACGACTATAGCTCCTACAGTTAATGGGATTGGTACAATGACACTCGCTGCAGGCCAAACGGTAGGCATGATAATCAGAATAAATGTTGTGGGTATTAGCGTTCCAGGAATAGGGCATTATAATTTAAAATTAAAAACTCAAGCTGGAACCTTGCTTACTTCAAGCAATCAAACTAATACTACTAACCAATATTCAACATTCGTTATATTAGTACAAGCCGCGAGCTTATTCATTATGTATTCTATGACTGGAACGCCAAATCTTCTTGCTACTCCAGCTTACGATCCCTCCATACAGAATTCCTTCTCCATAACAGTTCAATGGAGTATTAATACTGCTTCTTACACGGCTAATTTAATTACTATGGATGCTAGCTTCTAAATCTTCCCAACCCTGAATGAAATTGGTAATATATTTATCACCAATCTAAATGGATCTACAAGCGTTAAATTCTCCTCTTCCGAAGCCCTGGCTTAATCCTCAAGTAAATACTCTCACTGCAGCCACTATAGTATCGAGCGATACGCAAGTAGACACACTAGAAGTTAAGGATTTCCTAGCTTCAGATGGAACTACCTCTATGGTGTATGATGTTTACGAACAAACACATTGCATTCAGAATAGTAATCTCCTTCTACAGCTTACGACGGCTCAATTCCCCTCAGGTGTATGTAGAATTCAATCTCCCGGAGGAACGGGACCCATTATTTGTCCTACTTCAGCTGACATCGATAATGCTACCCGAATTACAACCGATGGCCATCTTATCTGGATGGATTTCATTAATAATTTTACTGTTGGCACTAACAATGTTATGACTGATCCCTCAAACAATGGAATTAATATTCCTAATGCTCAGGCCGGACCCAAAAACATTGTCACTCGCATGTGGTTCACTCGTATTGCAGGCGTATGGACTTGCTTGAATTAAGTTTCCTCGTTCGTTAAGTTAAAATAAATTTAACGACGAAAACATTTATACTTTTCTGTATAACTATACAGAAACAGGTTTTGGCTGAACATTGATGCGTGGGGACGTCCTTGTAAGAGAACATAAAATTAGGCAATTATGCATTTTAATAGAATTCCATTTTCGTTCGTTAATTTATTTTAACGAATATTTAACCACTTGTGGCCTCCGTAACGAGTTCATCAGGGGAGATGTGTAATTTCTTGCTTACATCAAATACTGCTTTAGCAAAATGATCTATTCCCCAGTCAGAGAAGAGGCTTCGAAGCACTACCCAACGGCCACAGGTAGCAACATTTTGCTTTAGAGCTTGGAAGTGGTAAGGAGAGTAGTTAATGTTAGTAATCTTATGTAATTTTAATAACATCTTGGCTAGATAATGGGGTTGCTTATATTCGATATCCTTAAATTCTGTATCTACGGGCGCCCCATAACTATCAAAGAACTCAATCCCATCAGGAGTATCTAGAAGTAACGTCCAGTGTCCGTAAACGCCTGGAATTTGTTCATATAGAATGGCTACCGGAAGCATGTTTAGAAGTTGGTTTGGAGTCATATTCTTAAGCTGGCTATAAACTATAACTTTCTTGACATAGGGCTGAATATCTGAGTTTGATAATGGCTTATTCATTCTTTCAAATGAGCAACCTAAAGAAAAGTTATCACAATTTGGTCCTACGTAATACTAAGCCTAATAGAATAGAGGCTGTAATAGATTTAACAAGACAGGATGTATTTCTTCTAGTGCCTGACAAACATGAAATAAGCACTATAAGATTTAGTCTTGATTTAAGACTACCTCTCTTTATCCCCTTCGTTCCTAACTTCCCCACTACCGATATGTCGATTACTTTTGGCTTCGGTGGTGTCTTATATCAGCGCTTTGTACAATGTACAGCTCAAGAAGCGGCTGAGGGTTATTTCGCTAAAGGACCCTTTCTAGAGGAACTTAATGCTGCAGCCACAGCGGCATATGCATTAGTTCCAGGAGGAAAAGCTACTCTAGGGCCTCCTTATTTCTGGTGGAATCCCGTAACACAGCTTGTGTGTATGTTCGTGGATGTTAATTGGGTGGAAGGAGTTCCCAATACAGTGGACATCTACTTTAACGAGCAACTCCAATCCATTCTTAATCTTCCTTTTAATAACTTTACTCCTCCTCCTACAGCTAACGGTACCGAGTTCCACATTAGAGTCCAGAATGATGCTAAGGTAGTGCCTCCTGTAGCGGCTAGATTCGGTTATCCTCTGGGAGTGGCTACTTTAGGAGGAGGTTCTGGCCTCCTTGAAGTGGATCAGGAATACGTGCAGCCTAATAATTGGATTGGCTTAGATAGACTTATTTTTACGTCAGGGAGTATTCCCATAGTTCCCGAATACATCCAGGATAGTAAAACCGCTTCGGACGCTACCCAGAATGCTTCCCTTAGTATTCTTACTGATTTCTCTATAGCCGGCCTACAGCAAAACGACTTATTCGTAGAGTATCTTCCCACCGCCGAATTCAGAAGAATTTCTATGTATGGAAGTAACCCAATGCAGCGCTTAGATTTGAGAGTATTTTACACTCTTTATGATGGAACAAGACTTCCAGTAATGCTTCCTCCTGGGGGAGCATTCACGGCTAAGATTTATTTCGAGCCCATCAAGTACTGATTTAATTTAATCCCTGGAGAGGATTACAAATGAGTGCCACAGTAATCGAAAATATCCCAGGGATTGATCCCCGTCTTGATGTCAATAGCCGGAAACAAAGAACAAATATAGTTCCCATGGGAGCATCCAATCTCTCTTATCAGAAGACTACTTCTAATAACGTCTCTAATTCTAGCTGTACATTTAGCGTTGCCGTTCCTAATATGAGAACTGCAGTGCCCCGTATAGTTTATTTTAATTTGCAAGGCTACACTGACTTCTTTGGGAATTCGGGAACAGCGGGCGCGCCTCTCCTTCAATGTCGAGGCCTTCCTCATGCTAACGGTGTTGCTGTAGGAACGGCTAACCTATTGGCTCCTAGATGCGATCCTCTTAATCAGATCATCCAGCAACTTCAGATTAACATTAACGGTCAAATTGTTTCCTCAAACACTGGACAATATGCTACCGTCATTCAGAGGTTTAACACTGAACGCGATGAGAGAGAATATGATCTCTCTATGTCTCCCATGATGCAGGATAATTCTCTCAACTACGCTGATGATTTTATGGCTGATAGCAGTCCTCTAGGTTCGACCCAAGACAATGTGTTTCAGCTTCCTCGAGGTTCGTTCAATCAGGTTACCGTCACGAGCAATACTTCCAATGGAAACAACACAGACACTGGGAGGATTTATTGGAATTACACTACACCTATCATTCTAAGTCCCTTCTGCTACTCGAGAAACTACCAAGAAAAACTTGCTTTCCTGCAGCTTTCTCAATTGGAACTGACTTTTACGTTCGGTGGAAAGGGCAGTAACGCTATTGCCGGATTGTCAGGAGGCCTTTGGAGTTGGACTGCTGCGGTTCCTACAGGCGCTCAAACATTCCCTTGGGCTGCTCCTTATGCTGGTGGTCCCACTATTTCAGCTGCTCAAACGACTATTCCCCAGGGCGGAGCTACTCTCTACAACCAATTCTTGTATCCTCCCATATGGCAATCCATTCCCCGCTCGCTCTACTATGCCTACACTGTGCCAACTTGGCTTCCTAACGCTCAACCCGTTATTAACGCTGGGTTATCACGCCAAATTATGTCACAAGCCATCCAGAGAAACCAAACTCCAGCGGATATCATTGTGAGAGTAGCGGAACAAATGTCTGACTTCGACATGACTAAGTCTGATGTTCCTTGTTTCGCCATCACCGCTTGTGTTGCTCAATGGGATTCTGGGGCTCCTGCTCTCTCTACACTTTCTCAATATGACTTGTACCAATCGCTCTACGTTACTAAAGGAGGTACAATGAGCTGGAGAGAATGGAGTGGTCAAACAGGAGCTCCAGGCCAACCTGCAGTGTATGATTCTGCCGTAGGGCAATCAGGAACAGGCATTAAAGGAAGCTATCTGCGAATTACGCCAGGTATTGATATACCTCTTCCTTCTGGTGATGCTCCCTCATGTTCAATGCAGAAACATACCCTGCTGCTGACAATCACAGTGACTAACTTGACTAGCAGAGACATTATTCCTAGTGTGGATGTGTTAATTCTAGATGAGGGAGTCTTCAAAATCGATGAGGGAATAGCCTCACAGCAGAGTAATCTTATCACTCCAGGTGAAGTCAAGTCTCTGGAACATTCTAATAACAATCCCATTCCTTATTACGTGCCTAAATCTGTTCTGGGTGGTAATTTCCTCCACGACATTGGTTCCTTCTTTAAGAAGGCAGTGCGACCGCTTATTACAGTGGCTCAGAAATTAGTGCCAGCCCAATATCAACCCGTTGTGACGGCAGCGGATACCATTGCCAAGAGTTATGGCTTGGGAAAGCTAGGCTTGGGTAGAATGAAAGGCAAGAAGAAGAAGGTTCGAGGAGGATCTATGCTCACACAAGAACAGCTAGAAAACCTAGCCTTGACTGATTCAGAATGAGAAAGGAATAATTATTGTGTATATTTGTATATACACAAACATGCCGCTGCTTAAAATACCTATCACCAAGATAGCTCTACCTGAAAGTGCTCCTGGCAAGGATCCACTTCAACTTCAGGATAGAGGCTTTCACATTACTATTAATACATGTTCTTCCGATTCTAAATTAGTGGCCCCACTTAGAGCTGTGTGGGCGTACGTGGTTAAGCATGCTAGGGAATTCGTTAGAGGAAGGCCTGGAAGTAAATTATTAAGCGTAAAGGAATATAGTAATGTAGAACGCTCTACCAAGTTTCATAAGATACATCTTCATTCCTACTTCACATGTGTCACTACAGGTATCTCCTTCATAGATCTAAATAGATTAAGGAAGTTTATTAATACTAATTTAAGACAGGTTCCAGGATTCGTGCGTTCCAATCTTTGGGTGCAGCCTATTAAATCATATAATGATGACAAAGCAGTAACGTATTACATTAACAAGGATCCTATAGAAGATGATTCAGAGAGCGATAATGAATTTGAAGTGATGCCTCTATCGTAAAGGGAGAAGAATATTACTAAGGAGTAGTAATATTAAATAAGGGAGTTACCTTTTATGGTTTCCACAAGCGAAAAGTATAAGAAGTGCTAATCCTACATAGATCATATAATTTATCACAGGAATTTCGATTATCACATGTAGAGTATCGTTCATTTAGAATATGTGTTAAAGTACCTAAAATAAATCATATTTCACATGAAATCAAACATGGATACAGAATGAACATTGACATCTAGAACGTTAATTATGTTCTTGACTTTGGCTTTGAAGGAAGCGAAATCGTCCTCCTTCCAGACATAATAGGCTGACAAATTATCATAGTCCTGGAATTGGATGTCGTGTAGTCTGGCTAAAGCCTTGGTTACATCCTGCATTTTGTCTTTAGATTTGAATTCTATGCCATAGCCCGTCATTCCCTCTGGAATGAAGGTTGCATGATGGTCAGTTTCATCTAAGTCAGACTCAGAGATAGGAGTGAGTCCCTTGAATTTAAGAATGGATTTAGATTTCTTAACTTTTCTAGGTACATTGTAATGAAGTTTACATTTATGAGGAGAATACTCATAATAACTGCTGGGGCAATCATTATGGCAGACGAAACAATCAAATTTAATAGCGCGTGTAGTCATTTAGATTTACGCTATCCGTTAAGAATTCTGTCATTAAAGGTCCTAGAGAATTACATAAGGCGCTTCTCCAATTTCTCTAGCTTGGTTAAGCGTTCTTCCATTTTGACCATGTCCTTCCTCATAGTATTGAATTCTGTGGCGAAATACTTAAGATCTCTAACGATAGACTCTAGAGTGGAAGTAGAAACCTTACTATAGGCTATTACTTCTGCTTCGGAAGCTTCCTTGAGTTCATTCATAATGAACGTACATGCCGCCATCCTTCTAGGCGCTTCTCTATTTCTAGCAATGATAGCCGCTTTATCCGTTTTACACTTAGAACATAATTGTTTGGAGGTGCCAAAGTCTTCATCCTTATTAGTGATGCCACAGTATTTACATGTAGCCAGGGGAGAAGCAGTTACGGTAATCTTCTTGGGTTTGGGTTTAGTTTCAGCCATTTTGTTAGCTTAGCTTAAGAATATATTAAATAAAGTCATTTAATATAAATATTTTGGTTTAACCATCAGGTTCGCTTGTTGTTTCTGGTGCAATTTCTGGTTTCCACATTACTGCTCCATTCTTAGTATAGGTTCCTATTTTAGGTTTCTTATCCTCAAATTTATCATCGTAAAATGTGTTCTTCTCCCATTCTATTTTATAATCTGGCTGACCTTTATGGTTAGTGAAAGGAACTATCTTACCGAAATCCCATCTATCCTTAGATATGTAATCCTCCGTCTCTAATTTTAATTTCTTAGCCGTCTCCATCATTTCGTCATCGAAAGGCTTCCAGTTAGAAAATATAACCGGCCTACACTCAGGCATAGAAATACATTCTCCTCGATATTTAGTCGATGTCATCTCGCCATCCAAAATACATTCTATCGTATCCCACATTTTGTGTGTTTTAGTTGCTCTAGGTAAATCTATCAATATGTATTTAGCGGTAGCACCAGATTTTAGTTGTTCTTTTATACAATTAGCAATGTTAGCTGACCCGCTAACCGTCTTAAAATACATTCCCCCATAATGAGATCTAAAACACTTACAGAAGTTAGTTTTGTCCTTGCCTCCATCAGGATCATAAATCCATTTTATACGTCTATAATTCCATTCTTTCGCTGGTAATTTAGTCCACATTTCTGCATGCCAATTATAACGAATATATGTATCGATATCGAGTTTAACTCTGGTTTCTGCTTGTCTTTCCTCCCAAATCCTAACTATTCCGTTAATATCTCTAAAGTCCTTGGAATATTTAATACAAGCCTGGACAACAGTCTTACATTCAAGAATACCTTTTATCTTTGATTTCATGCTGTTTGCTTCATAGTTCTCATACCAATGTGCCAATTCCTTATCCATTACTTCATCGTAAAGAATTTTACTAATGAGAGACATAGACTCGAGTACTTGAGTGAGCGATTGTGCATTTTTAATAATATTAATTGTGGGTACCATCTTTCTTATGTTAAGAGCATTTCTATCCCTACACTGAATTAAGACCTCAGAAGAAATAGCAAAGAGATGGTCGTTCGCAGCTATTAACGAGTAAACATTACAATTAGGATTTAACTTAAACACAACTTTTTTAACTTCCTCTACTGAAGCTGCTCCCTTATAATGTAAATATAAAAATTTATTCCGGATCCTCCATCCATCTTTACCTACAGGAACTTCTTTGAGTTCATCTCGTATATTTTTACATTGATGGTCAAATTGCTGTGCTTCTTGCTCTGGCGTTAATTCCGGTTCACTCATTTTCAAAAGGAGTATAAATAGTTTTTAATTTTTCACTTATACTTATTTTGAAAAAAAATATTCATGTAGAGTAAACAACACTTCCCATTGCGGATACAAAGAGGGAGACGCTTAAAACTTATTCTTACGTGTTTAACGTTTTCTTTCATTTATACTCGTGAAAGGAAGACTAACTCATGTAAAATATGTATTTTGGGCGAATGCTTCTTAATATATATTTTAAATATATATATATATATAATATATTGAGGACCATTCGCCCAAAAATGATGTCATTTCAAACATTCTTCTTCGTGGAACCTTGATGAAAGGTCCAAAACAATCCTTTTTTTTTGTTATGCTAGTTTTAAGCCTTCTTCTTTGTGTAACCTTGATGAAGAGTCGTGAAATTGTATTTTGGGCGAATGGTCCAAAAATTTTTTATTTTTTTTTAATTTTTTTAGATCATTCGCCCAAAATTATATTTTACCTGTGTAACCTTGATGAAGAGTCTTAAAATTGTATTTTCATGCAGCGTATAAATGATTAACATAATTTTATTATACTCTATATGAAAGTAATAATGTCAAGCAAACGCAAGATTACATCACCCAAAAAACCTTTTTTATGTGTTTTATGCCAGGAAACTAATCCAGAGTGTTTTTATGCCAGGGGTAGGAAATCTGTGTGTAAAACATGCACTCCCAATTATGTAGCCAACAAAAAATCATTATGCCCCTTAATACGCAAGGATAGAAAATGTAAATTGTGTGGAGTCACAGACGAGAAGGAATTCTACGCCGGCAGAAAGGTTCTGTGTAAGAAATGCTGGAACAAATAAAAATTTGAGATTTTTAGATTCACTCTAGGGAAAATCTAAACATGAGCACTAACTCTAAGCCTTATTGCTGTGTCCGATGTGGAGAGGAAGATTCAAAAGCCTTTTCTGGCGGGAGAAAATCTGTATGTCGTCCGTGCGTGCCTTTTATGGACGAGGATTTACGTAAGCTTTTAGTTAAACCCTATGAATGTAAATTGTGTGGTGAGAACGATAAGGAAAAATTCTATCCAGGGAATAAATCTAATTGTAGAGCATGCGTTCTTCGTGACAAAGCGAACATGAGGAAATCTTGGAAATCCTTAAAAATCGATGCTAAACCCGTTAGAAGGAGAAAGATTGTTACTTCTACAGGCGAACCCCTAGAAGTATTTGGTAGAGAACCCATTCAGGAAGTTTTAATTTTAGATACTCCTTTAGATACAAAAGGAGTGTTAACGGAGGAAGATGATTGGGTTTCTTTTTATGATGGTGTTCAAGCATGTAAAACCCTGTTTGAAGCTCTGAGAAAATATGGTCATAATAAGGGTATTCTTCGTATTAGATCGATTTGGCGGCAGCGCCCTATTAATGTTGGTTTATCCTAAACATATTTTCCAGCCTTTCTTCTTCTCTAGCCAGATTACCCTTTAATATTGCCATATACTCATCGAAATCCTTAGGAGGAATATTATCGTGCGTATATCGCTGGTTATGCTCAGCATTAATGATTCGTTCCTCTAGAACAGAGACTAGAAGTTTTTGTGAAGCGAGGGTGTCCATTTTATACTCTAAACCTGCGTTAAGAATTTATTCGTTAAAAATAATTTTTAACGAACGAAAATAGAATTCTATCAAAACACATAATTGCCTAATTTTATGTCCTCTTATAAGGACGTCCCCACGCATCCATATAGCCCCAAAACCCTTGTCTGAGGTAGTATACAGGAAAAGTTTCATCCCTTCCTGGTTAAATTTATTTTACCCAGGCATTTTAACGACGAGCGGTTTATCATTCTTTCTAGGGTGAATAACAGTAAGATGACCATTAGGTTCCCATATAACGATAGGACGTACTTGATTAATGTAAGGCCAGCCTTCTCTATAGCCAGTTCTTCTATCTTCTTCAGCCATATCAGAAATGTCCCAATATGCTCTCCTCTGTATTTCGTATTGTATTTCTTTAGTATCCATTTAGATTAACGTTAATCTAAATTATGTTTGTTCATTCGTCTTCTATATCGTCCCTGGGGAATTCTCCAAATTCATCTGCGTATTCTTCTTCACTATATATTTTACAGGAGATTACATCCGGTATATATGGGTCTGGGCTTCCATCACTCATTTTAAGGAAGATAACTAGCCAGCATGTACTATCATCGTTACATTCAATTATCCTAACAATTCTTTTAGTTGTCTCTGTCATTTAGATTAAAGGTAATCTAAATTATGTTTTTCATTCTAATCCTCGTTTATCTCAACATAAACGTTTCCATCCTTATGTGGTGTTACATTGTAAGAATTAATCTCTACATGAAGATCTTTATATCTGATAGAACCTTTATTAATAACAAGGCCATCTCTAATAAATCCTAAAGGATCTGGCTGCTTCTTGTTATAGAATCTATCCAGAATATAATTAGCATCTTCATCCGTAATATTCTTGTCATAGAAAGCATCAAAATCCTCTTCGCCTAGAAACCTATTGGATTTAATGGGAGCGCTGAATACATCACCATCAATAGTCATCTGGAAATGATAAGTATAGGTTTCCTTGTTCTCCATAGTACACATTTTAGATTAACGATAAAATAAAAAATAAAAATCAAAAATTATTTTCCTGGTTAATTTAGTTGGTCTCATCTTGGTTAGAATTATGGTATCATGTATTGTATGTTATTCCTGCGTAGTAGCTACTACGAAAGTACTCTAGCCTACAATATGTATACGAAAATATTTCTAACTGAACATATTTAGATTAACAATGCTCTAATCTAAATGGCCACAACAATTATAGATCATGAAACGGTTAATCTTTCTAAGAAAGAAATGGATAAGAAGATAGATGATAAATTCGATAGATACTCTATACGACCCCTTCTAAGTGCAGAAGACTTAATCGAGTATGAAAGGCTAAAGGCAGAATCTAAAGCTGGATATGATACATATGAGAAAGCCTTAGCAGCATCGTTAGATTTGGCTATGCTAGTATCGAAATATAGATGAACATGATTTTAAATGAAATAATTTAGATTAGATTAGCGTTAATCTAAAATGACAAGCAAGCAAAATAAACCCAGAGAACTAATTAATGTAGAACTTCCCATTAGATATGAAGATTTCATTGATTTCTTTAGATATGGACAAGGACGATCTCTTTTTACTAACTTCCATAATAGTCTAGCCTTATTCCCTAAAAATTGGGCTCCTGGATCTTCTAATATAGAATGTATGCTAGAATTCATTACGCATAAGCGAGATAAAGAACGAGAAGGAGAACGTTTATATAACTTTCTTTACTGGGAACATAATATACCATTCCATCCTAACAATCCGGATTATGATTCTAGAAGAGTCTTCTCTAAATTCAAGCAAGATTTCTTCACTAGGCATCCAGAATTCCTCGTTAAATCAGAATATGAATCTCGCTTCCTTAAGATGGAACAAATGCTAGCATGTATTTCGGATAAGATAAATATTGTGGCTGAATTAATGGAAATGGCTGAACATAAGAAGGAAGGCTTTGATTATTGTGACCATCATGGAATGAATGCTGTAGACTGTGATTATTGTGAAGAGGAAGACAATAATAAAGAGAATATAGACCCTCATCCGAATGTAAACTATGTAGACGAAGCTAAAGTAAGTGAGATTATCTCGTTCAAGTGTAAACCTGTAGGTGTTACTATTCATATGGATGATGAATCTTTCCCAGCAAAGGAAGTAACCCCAGAAGAACTCTATAATGAGCTCTCTAATGACTTTACACTTAAGAAAGCATAAGTGATATACTTTAGATTATACGTTATGTAATCTAAATGCCTGCCAAGAAGGAAGTAAAAGACGATACCGATGAGGAATCCTCAGAAGTGGAAGAACCACTTATAGGAGAGGAAGAGGAAGATGAAGAATCTTCTAATGAAGAAGATGAGGGTGACGATGAAGAAGAGGAAGATGACGAAGATAATTCTGCCCATGAGAAATTAAGGGAAGTATATAGAGAATTCATGCAGCGTAGGTAATAAGTGAAATATTCTAATTTAGATTAGCATTAATCTAAATGACTGAACGAGAAGAGAAAACGAAAGCTCTAGAAGTAATCTCCACTATGGCAGTGTATAACGAAACCCTTCACAGAATAATGGAAGAAAGAGATGCTATACAGAAGAGATATTCTATAACTGACTCACGATTTAACCTTCTCGTTAAGATGATTATGGCTTCCAAATCGTTAGATACTCTGGATAGAGAAATAATTTCTTCTTTCATTGATAGTTGGAAGCTGGATGATATTGAGAAAAATAAACATCCTGATGAACTAGATTAAGTCTAAATGGCAGAGAACAAAGAAGATGCTTACCTAGTGACGTCAGATAATACTCTAGAAGTAATCCCAGTTACCGTTATAGAACCCACAATGAAACCTAAACTTGTTCCTCATTCTAATCCCACCATCGAATATCGTTGGTTCGTTATTGAAGCTGCTTCCTCAGAAGAGAGAGCCGCTGTAGCCAAACAATTAACAGCTAAGTATGCCTATAAGGAAGTGGAAGGAGACGGAGGACATGGATGCTTCGAACATGACTTCGTTAAGACGCTAGATGTATTCTTCTCTCATATAGTACCTGTAACTTACTTCCTAGACATAAATCTTCTCTCTGTGGGTTACACCTTCCATTTGCATAAGGAAGCCTCAAGTGAGGAAGAATAGAACTGAAAGAATTTAGATTACATTAACGTTAATCTAAAATGGACGACTCTATGCGAGCTCTGATTAGAGCTGAAACCAACCAAGGCCATTGCTTACTTCCTTGTGGAAAGGAAGTAATGCTTCGATTTATGGAATCCGGAGCCATTAGACTCCATAAGAAACTTTGTCCTGCGTGTAGAGATTTTGTTTCCTTAGATAAAGAGGGGTCCACCAAATTGTTAATTAACGAACTAATTGAAAAAGGTGTGAGAAAGAAGTGCTCTAAATCCCTTGCTCGAGATGTACGGGAATTTCGTTAGCAAAACTAAATTAATTACCTTTAGTATAACACTATACTAAATGGATGAAACTAAGTTAAAGACGGTTCCTCAGGAAGGTGATTCTAACGAACTCCAAACGGAAGAATACCCTAACGATGAAAATGTACAACCTTGTGAGTGGATTCTCACTAAACAAGCTAGAAAGGGTCAGCCTTGTAATAAGAAAGCCTTTAATGACATCTATTGTACTCAACATAGAGCGATGGCAGATCTTAAGGAGGCTACAGAGGGGAAGAAATTAGATAAGAAAGAGGAATTCCCCATTCTTCCTGTGCCTCCTCCTAATCCTAATGCTGTTCAACATCCATGTCCTTCTAGAGAACCTAAAGCCAGGCCCGTTAAAGTTAGTGACATCTCTATGATTGCCATGCCCGACTTGCTAGCAATACTCAAGATATTCTCTGAGACTGCAGTGGGGATTACAGAAGCATTGAAAAAATAATTCTCCTGTAGAAGGATCTCAAATGACTATGCCAAATGAAAATTTGATGGCCTTATTACGGGGCTCCAGTGGAGGCACTCTAGGAGGAAGACGTAGAGGAAGTGGTCTTCTAGGAGGTAAATTTTGTCTCGCTAGACAACAAATTGGTAGGCCAGCCACTAAATGTGTGAAATATAATCCTAAGACCAAACCCAAGGGATGGACTCCATTCGGACCTTTTGCTGCATTTGATGACAGTAATCCTGAGGGAGTGGCGTTAGCTAAAGAGCAGATGGCAGAACGTTTTGCCGATCTTAACACATTAAGTCCAGCAAAGCTAAAGAAATTTATGACATTGCTCGATGAAGAGTATCCGGAAGACAATGTGCTGACTCTGTCTGAGAAAGAATACGCTAGGCTTATCAAATTACTTTACCCCAAAAAGAAGGTTTTTACCAATCCAGAAGGAGAGCTTGAGACTAGGCCCCGAAGACGAGTTAAAGTCCGCGAGTTCGAAGAGGAACTACCTCCAAGAAGACGGAAGACGGCGGCTGAAGTCGAGGAAGAAGTTGAGAGCGCTTTTGTAGGAACTGGTCTCCTTGGAGGTTGCGGATGCTGTGGTCAAGCAATGCCAACTGGAGCAGGAAAACATTATTCCTGTAAAACATACAGTAAAACTAAGCCTTACATCTGTACGAAATATCCCAAACATACACGCACAAAGGCTCAGATAGCAGCCACTGCACTGCTCAAGAAGAGAACGGGCTTCTTAAAGAGGTTAAGGCAAAAGGAAATCAGATTGGGTCAGGAACCTACCACCAGGGCTGAGTTCTTCGCTCAATACAAGGCTAAGAAGACCAGAAGACCAAGAGGAGCTGGTTTAGCAGAGCAGTTGATGGGAATGGGCCTCTACTAGTGATAATGTGAAATAATATTAAATTTTAACATAGAATATAATGTTAAAATGAGTCTAACCCTAGAGGAAAATGGCACGTATCCGATAGCTAAAGTAGTGGATTCCGATGGCGATCCCTATTATGTTTACCTTAATACTGGCATGGAAGAAGTTAAAACTAAAACCAAAAGCAAAGCCAAGAAATCTCTCGCTACTGCGAAGCTAGATCCATATCAAATACTCCATGTTAAGGCAGCTCTAGAAACAGGATTAACTATAGAGGAACTATATAAGAATCTTTCTCTGGGTCCTGAACGAGGAGAGAGAATGCTAGAGTTTAAAGTAGAACCTGGAGAGAAAATAGAAATACTCCCTTCCGATAAGCCTGAGCGTCTCTATGCAGCTGGCCCAACAGGAGCGGGCAAGACTTGGGTAGTGGCACAATATGCGAGGAACTATCACAAATTGTTCCCTAAAAACCAAATAATTCTCTTCGCTCGTCAAGCTAACGATCCTGCGTTTAAAGGCTTAACTCGAGAAGAAATAGTGCTAGATGCAGCCGAACAAGAGAAACATGACCGAACGCTAGAAGATCTAGCAGAAGAGATTAAAGAACGCCCACTTCAATCCTATTCCAATTCGCTAGTAATATTTGACGATGTCGACAATTTGATGTCCAAAGTGCTGTTAAAACAGATACACTCACTGAATAACGACCTCATGTGTAATGGGAGAAAGCAGAATATTAACGTTGCCTATATCGGACACATTATGCTTAATGCTCACCAAACGAAAGTAGTCCTTAATGAGGCCTCGAAGGTTTTCTTCTTCAGTGGTACAGGCGCTCGAGGCGTAACTAACTTCCTCAAAACCTACGCTGAAATGGAGAAGGGAGAAATAGCTAAAATTAAGGCTATTAAGGATAGCCGATGGATCATGTTAAACAGGAGTAATCCTCGATACGTGGCAACGGAAAAATCGATCTTCTTAATATAGATTACTAGCACTTAAAATGGATCTACAAGCGTTAAATTCTCCTCTCCCTAAGCCTTGGCTTAATCCCCAAGTAAATACTATTA